GCAAAGTACGCCGCAGAAGGACACAAAGTATTAGTAGTGTCAGATAGAGTCGCTTTTCTAAAAGCGTGTGCTGGACTCTGTGGGGACAAAGCAGTTTCCATAACAGGAGATATGGAACTTACTGAAAGAGAAGATGTAATGAATGAAATCAAAGAGGATAAGAATATACTCTTTGGTACACAGTCAATCTTTTCTGAAGGTATATCATTAAATGATTTAAGTTGTTTAGTGCTAGGCACACCTATAAATAATGAGCCTTTACTAACACAGCTTATTGGTAGAGTAATAAGAGAGAAAGAAGGTAAACGACAACCTGTTATCGTAGACATTCATCTCAAAGGAAAAACGGCAGCCCGTCAAGCAAACGCAAGACTGGGCTACTATATAAAACAAAATTACAAGGTAAATATACTATGAGTAAAAAAACAATACAGCTAAATATACCAGAAATGCAAAAGAACAAAGTATTTTTAGCCACACCAATGTATGGCGGTATGTGTCATGGTTTATACACTAAATCTTTGATGGACACTACAGCGTTATGTATGAATCATGGACTACAATTGCAGATTTATTATATGTTTAACGAGTCCCTTATAACAAGAGCTAGAAACTACTGTGTTGCTAACTTCTTGAAAAGTGATTCAGATTACTTACTATTTATAGATAGTGACATAGCGTGGAATGCAATGGACTTAGTGTATATGTGGCATTTATTAACAGAAAATCCAGAACAACTTAAAGTGTTCTGTGCATTATATCCTAAGAAAACAATAGCTTGGGAAAAAGTATTACATGCGGCTAAATCAGGTGCATATGACAACGATCCTACAGGACTAGAAAAGGTAGCTGGAGACATGGTATTTAATCCTTTAGTGGATGAATACCCAATGGGACAAGCTCCTATCTATGAGCCAGTAAAAATCAAGGAAGGTGCAACAGGATTTATGTTTATACACAGATCTGTATTTGAAGAGTATGACAAGCATCACCCTGAAAGATTATACACTCCAGACCACTTAAGAGAGGGAGAGTTTGAACCAGGAGAGCAGATTATGGCATACTTTGATTGCATAATTAATCATCAAAACAGATATCTTAGTGAAGACTATATGTTCTCAGAAGTAGTACGAGATATGGGAATAGATATCTATGCACTGCCAATGATAGAATTAATGCATTGCGGTACGCACATCTTCCAAGGTAAATTGGCAGATATGGCACAGGCTGGAGTACATGCTACTCTCGCTCCTGAGGACGTTGGTAAAGTCACAAAGCAACAACTAGGCAGTGACCCCCAACTAGATGATGATAATCTAAGTACAGCTGGTGGGAATGAAGCTAAGAAAAATAGTTCTTGACACGAGTTTAAAAAGTTGGTATAATATGTTACTATTTAATTGGAATGAGATAATGAAAGTAAGCAAAGGAGACATTGGTGAGATAATCCAAATCCTTCGTATAATTACTTACAAAATCAAAGCTAAAAATTACTACGATAAAACTTTTAAGTTTTACAAGTATCAGTTCGGTGGTACTAGTTTTATCCTAAACCCAAAGGATTTGCTAGAACACGGACGCGGATTGAGTGATAAAGAAGTAGCGGAGTATGCAGGTGTCGCATCATTCCGTAACTATCACGAATATCTGAAAACAAAAGACACCACACTAGATTTTCTGATGTCACCGATATCAGAAGAAATTATAACTAAAAACAGACTGCTTGAGTTAAAAGATGGAAGGGTACACTTTTTATTTGAGGAGACATGGAGATAAATTATGGCTATTGGCTTTAATACAACAAAGGGCTCAGCCCAAAAAGATAAAATTGAAACTTACAACTACGCAGGTAAAGAAGACCATCACGTAAGACTGATTGGTGACTTACTACCTAGGTACGTCTATTGGATTAAAGGGGAAAATGGAAAGAACATTCCTATGGAGTGTCTATCTTTTGATAGAAACTCAGAAACCTTTAACAATCAAGAACATGACCATGTTCGCGACTTTTACCCAGACTTAAAATGTGGATGGTCTTATGCCATTCAATGCATTGACTACGCTGATAAAAGTGTTAAAGTTTTGAATTTAAAAAGAAAACTATTCGACCAAGTACTAGTAGCTATGGAAGAGTTGGGAGATCCAACTGACCCAGTTACAGGCTACGACATTCATTTCAAAAGAAAGAAGACTGGCCCACAGGTATTTAATGTTGAATATCAGTTAGCAGTTCTAAAGTGTAAACCAAGAGAACTAGAGGACTGGGAGCAAGAATTATTGACTAATCTTAAGTCAATGGATGATGTTCTTACCAGACCAACTGCAGATGCACAGTTAGAGTTACTCAGAAGAGTGAACGACCAAGGTAGTGATACTCCTGAGGATGTATCAAGCGAATTTGACGTTAGTTAAGGAGAAGTTATGTTTAAACCACGAATGACAAGTATCGGGGACGAGTTCCCGCATTTTACACTACAAGGTGTAGATAAGGATAACAACTTTATAGAGGTTTCTGTATCGAAAGAATATGAACCTTTAAAGCATGATTACACAGTAATCTACTTTTATCCTAAAGACTTTACTTTCATATGCCCAACAGAAATCGCGGGAATGGATATGTTAGTAGATGAAGCAAATGTTATTGGTATAAGTGGTGACAATGAGTTCTGTAAATTAGCTTGGAAACAATCTAATGAACTCATTGGAAACATACAACACTCGTTAGCCGCAGACTGCGGTATGGGACTTGCTTCTAGACTAGGAATAGTGAATGAAGAAGCAGGAGTATGTTACAGAGCTACTTATATTATTGATAAGAACAGCGTAATACAACATATTAGCGTTAACACATTAGACACAGGCAGAAATGCACAAGAAGTTCTTAGAACTTTACAAGCAATCAAAGCAGGTGGATTAACAGGGTGTTCATGGACACCAGGTGAGGATTTTGTAGGATGAAGACTTATATATTATTTACAACAACAGCTTTAATTGCTACTATAGCAGTAGCATACAATAATCTAGAGTACAGAGGAGTTCCAAACAATACAAGTTGTACTGGTCAATGTTATGTTGATTATGTAGAACTGAATGGCACTGCTTACGAAATAGAAAGAAGAAAACAAGCCCTCGCTGCTACAGATGAGTACAGTGATATTAGAAGTTTATGGGCAGGTTGTGCCGCATGTCATGGAGCAGAAGGTCAAGGTATGGCAGTCTTTCCAAAACTTGCAGGACAATCAGCTGACTATATTGTAGGTAGGTTAACTTCTTACAAGAATCGGGAAACTGTTGGAGCTATGTCTTCCACTATGTGGGGACAAGCTGGTATGTTATCAGACGACGAGATAGCAACTATTGGTAAATTTATAGAAGGAGGCATGCCTAAGTGATTTTATTTACAGCAGATTGGCATATTAAACTAGGACAGAAGAATGTACCACGCTCTTGGGCATGTACAAGATATCAGATGTTCTTTGAACAAGTGCAGGAAGCAGTAGATAAGCATCAGGTGAATCTTCACATCATAGGCGGGGACTTGTTTGATCGAGTCCCTTCTATGGACGAACTTACTTTATATTTTGACTTTGTTAAAAGAACACAAGTAAGAACAATTATCTATGACGGCAACCATGAAGCCACTAGAAAAAACAATACTTTCTTTGATAACTTAAAGAGAGTAACAAATGAACTTAATCCACTAGTAAGTGTGATTACGGAAACATACTATGAAGATGATTGGTGTATACTGCCTTACGCAGACTTGCATAAAAAGAATAGTATAGAAAGTATAGATGCAGAGTATCTATTCACTCATGTGCGTGGAGAGATACCGCCACATGTACAACCTGAAGTAGATTTAGAAAGATTTGATAAGTTTAAAGAAGTGTATGCAGGAGACTTACATGCTCACGAGAATACTCAACGAAATATTGTATATCCTGGCTCGCCAATGACCACATCTTTCCATAGAAACAAAGTCCAAACGGGGTATATAACAATAGATACTGATACGCACCATTTTGATGAAGACTGGTGCTGGACATGGCATGAATTTGACTTACCACAGTTAATCAGAAAAACTGTCACCGATCCAAATGAGATGGTACAAACAGATTTTGACCATACTATCTATGAAATAGAAGGAGATGTACAAGACTTAGCACAAGTCAAGAACTCCGATCTACTTGACAAAAAAGTCGTAAG